CGAACTGGATTATGACGGCTATTCTGAGCTATGCCAAAGCGAATGCCCGTAACAAGCTTGTTAGCAAGTCCACAGAATTGAAAGATGGTTTGACCATTCCTTCTACGTGGGCGGAGTTCACGGCTGAGACTGGTCGCAGTGGCGAAGCCCTGGCTATCATGCGCGAAGCTAAAGCAGATTTTGCTGAATGGATTAGCAAGCAAGGTAAATCCGAAGCTGTCACCAAGACTCTGACAACCTTGTTTAATAACCGTGCTGCATTGGAGCTGCAAAGCCCGGCGAACAAGGCTAAGATGCAAGCATACGTGGAATCATTCGCAGAGCAACTGAGCGAAGAGCGCCTTAGTCGCCTTCAGAAACCTATTGAGAATGTTATCGAAGCTTGTCAAGTGGTGGCGCTTGACCTCGAATAAGCTAGTAACCTAGCTCCTAAGAAGCCCCTTAATTGGGGCTTTTTTACGTCTATCGTTTTCTACCCAATCCGAGACAGTGGGGGGTATGGGCTTTTTTTAGCTCTCAATTTGCGCGCGGGTATCAATACCATCTCCTCAAAATTTCTAAACTTTTTATCTTTTACCTATCTACTATCCTTACATGAGATAGACTAATCCTCCTACTAGAACTACTCCTCTTGGCTTTATAAACACTGGAATTTCCTCAATTTCTGCCACTGGGCTTTAGAAGGTAAAATAGCCCCAACTGCCTACCAAGGAGATATATAATGAAAGATAAGATCTTAAACTACCTAGCCAATGGGCTAACAGCTTCCCAAGTAGCTACTCTTGTGGGGTGCTCTCCTGCGTACATATCACAGCTCCTATCTGACCCAGAGTTCAAAGCTTCCCTGAAAGCTAGAATCCTTGATAACCCAGTAACTCCTGATGATAAGCTGGATGACAAATACACTGCTGCTGAGCACTCCCTCATTTCTGCAGTGGTAGAGGCTATCCCAGGCGCAGAGCTACCAGCAATCTCCAGGGCTTTAGAAACTGTAGCTAAGATTAGGCATGATCGCTATATGAGAAAGAACCCAGCTCTCATGAAGCCTACTGTCAATATGCAGTTTGTACAGCTTACTATGCCTACCCACATTCTCCAGCACGCTCCTGTCATTAGTATGAATGAGAAGTCGGAGATCATTGCCATAGATAATCAACCAATGGCGCCACTCTCCTCTGATGGTGTTAGGAACCTCTTTGAGGCTATTAAGACCAAGAGGGATTCTATAGGACTTGAATTATGAGCCCCGCTGATCGCCTAGCAGTTCTTGCAGCTGCCCTAAAAGCAATCTTTAAAAAGAAATAACATGGCTGAACTAACAGTTGCTGAAGATAGTATTGTACAGAATGCAGCAGAATTCAAAACAGAGCTTTTTAACGTAAAGCCAGAAGAAGCTTATGAGAGAGGAAAGCATGACCTAAACTTCTTTGCTTGCCTGCTTATTCCTTCTGTGATGGTTTCCCTATTCCCTGCATTCTACATAGGTCTGTTTAAGATCCTTACCAATAGGGATGCTAAGAGTATGGGGAAGATCCTGCGCTTTGCCTTAGGCTTGCCACGTGCTCATGCTAAGACTACCTTCATCAAAGTAATCATCTGCTGGCTCATTGTCTATGACAAGATTAGCTTTGCTATTATCCTCTGTGCTAACCAGGATCTAGCAGATGAGTTGCTTTCTGATGTGAACGATATGCTATGTACAGAAAACGCCAGGCTGATCTATGGAGACTGGGAAGGGCAGCTATCTACTGATGCTAAGCAGCTAAAGAAATGCCTTTATCATGGACGAAGTGTTATTCTGGCTGCTAAAGGAGCTGATACTGCTATCCGTGGTATTAACATCAAGCATCGCCGGCCCGACCTTATATTCTGTGACGATGCACAAACTAAGGAAAACGATGATTCTCCTACAGATCGCTTGAAGTTTAGGAAGCGCCTGGTGGCTACTATGAAGATTATTGCTCCTATGGGGGATAGGCTCATAGTCTACGTGGGGAATATGTACTCTGAGGACTGCATTCTATTCCAACTGAAGAACAATGCTACCTGGATATCCCTAATAACTGGTGCTATCAAAGAAGATGGCTCACCACTTTGGCCAGAACTGCACTCACTAGAGTCCTTAATGGAGTCTTTCTACCATGATGAGGCAATGGGTGAGGCTGATGTATGGTTCGCGGAGATTATGAATGATCCTATATCACGCTCTTCTTCGCTATTGCAAGGTCTGCTACCTACTCTTGACCCAGAAGCCGAGTCTATGGTACCAGATGGTGTGTTTATTACTATTGACCCCGCTGGTTTTAGGGATAATTCAGATGATAACGTTATAGCTGTTCACTATGTGCATGATGGCAAGGGGCACGTGGCTACTATTGACGCTGGAATTAAAGATCCTGAGCAGATTATCATACGCACCCTCCAGCTAGCCCTACAGCATGGGGCTTCTTTAATAGGCGTAGAGGAAACTGGCTACCAGCAAACGCTCTTGTACTGGTTTAACAAGTATGTAATGGACTGGGGTTTAGTAGGTATCAATATAGTACCATTGAAGCCAGCAGGCAGAAGCAAGGAATCTCGTATTAGACTCTTCGTTGCTGAGCTTTTGGCCTCTAATTATTATCTTTTCGCTGCGGCTAGGACGGTATATGTCTGGCAGGCTATGAAATATAAGCTAGGCAAGAAAGATAACAAGGATGACGTACTAGATTGCGTGGCCTATGGGCTAGATGTGCGTAATCAGTACTGGCATCTAGTAAGTAACCTGAAGGCTTCGGGTAAATTCGAGATGATAGCTGGTGTGCAAGTAAACAATACTCCATTTTAAGGAACAATATGGCAACTTTTCCAACAGAAACACCTAATCCAACTACTGGTAAGGTACTCAAGCTCAGCGTAGCAGCCCAGAAGTCCGTAGTGGATTTTGCTGGTAACGTTCTAATGGCGCATAAGCAGAATAACCAGCTGCAATCCAAGATGGATGCCATTGATGTGGCCTACGCACGCTATAAGGAAGTGGTTACCTCCACTAACAATGGCGTAGATCCTATCCCTTCGCAGGCTCCTTGCGGTAATGTCTTTGCTGATGACGACGTTACTCCTCCCTTGGTGGTTTCTCAGGTAGATTCATATACAGCCTATCTTGCTGATGTGTTCCTATCTGGCTATCCACTATTCCCTGTGGTCTCTAATCCCTCCAATAAAGTCTATGCTGAACAGCTCGAAACCCTCCTTGATGACCATTCTGTTCTGGGTGGTTATGTTCGCCAGCTGCTGCTCTTTCTACGTGATGGTGTCAAGTACAACTACTCTGCCATAGAATGCGACTGGGACTCTATTGACCAGTTCTCCACAGTAGGGGACTTCGAGAATGGTACTGGGCGCAAGGTGGATAGAAGCAAGAAGTATTTTACTAAGATCAAGCGCCTTAATATGCGCAATGTGGTACGAGACCCTGATGTCCCAGTGGGTGATATTGCAGAGCAAGGTGACTATGCGGGTTATATTGAGCTCATCTCTAAGACCAAACTTAAGCGCCTTCTGAACAAGCTCACTTCTAGCAATGATGTCTATAATGCAGACAAGGCTATGAGCGGGTTCGCGGCCACGGCGGGCTATACTTCTGATAACTATCGTGAAGATCCTACCATTTCTGAGTATGTTACTAACATGGGCATAGGAAAGAATGGGGTGGACTGGGATGCTTACTTTGAGCCGGAGAGCAAGACAGCTCGTAGAGGCCCTTCCTATGGTACTACCTATGAGAAGTTTACACTCTATGCACGTATTATGCCTGCTGAGTTTGGTATCTCTGCTCCTCAGAAGAACACACCACAGATCTGGAAGTTCGTCATTATCAATGGCTCTGTGCTGATTGCTGCTAACCGTATCATCTCAGCCTATGACTACCTTCCTATTCTCTTTGGACAGCCCCTGGAAGACGGTTTAGGTTATCAAACCCAGTCAGTTGCTGAGGCCGAGATTCCTTTCCAGAAGGCTGCTTCTACTCTGTTCAATATTAGATTTGCATCCGCGCGCCGGGCTGTGTCTGATCGTGCTCTATATGACCCAGGTTTCATAACTGCCGCAGATGCTAATGCCAAGGGGCCGGCTCCTAAGATTCCAGTGCGTATTGGCCAGCTCTCCAACAAGACTCTGAAGGATNNNNTATCGTGGGCTTCTCTAAGGAGCTGCATGGTATGAATGGGCCATGGCAAGGACAGTTCCAGAAGGGCAATAAGAGCGTCTCAGAGTGGGATGATACTATGGCTGCTTCTAACAACCGCTTGCGCTTACCAGCTCTCTGCCTGGAACATCAAGTGTTCTCACCGTTGAAGAGTATCCTTACGCTTAATATCTTCCAATATGGAGATGATGCTGTTGTGATTTCTCAGAGGACTGGCCAGGTTATTACAATTGACCTTGCTAAGCTTCGTACTCAGGTGCTTGCCTTCCGCATAGCAGATGGTATTACACCTAAGAGCAAGCTGGCTTCTACCGAGGCTATCTCTGGGATTCTTACTCTTATCAGTACAAGTCAGATTCTCCAGCAAAGCTATGGTAATAGGCTCCCAGCAATGGTTGCTCACCTGGCTCAGTTGCAAGGGGTTAGAGGACTTGAAGAGTATGACCCCAGCTATCAGGCTGCTCAAGCTCCACAAGGGTTACAGCAAGCAACGATGGCGCCAGGAATGCCTCCTGCTCCTCAGGCTCCTATGATGCCTCCGGCTGGGATGGATCCTTCTATGCAGCCACCAATGCAAGCTCCCATGCCGACGCCAGGAATCCCTTAACTCTTTAGGACAACAATGTCAACTGATCTCTTTCCCTTAGTGGAATTCAATACAACAGAGGAGACTGTGATTGCGGAAGCTCTTACTAATCCTACTGTTGTTAAGTACTTAAAGTCCATTGCCTCGGCTCTTATCAAGGACATTGTCCTAGGTGAGCCTCAGATCAATGAGACTGCTGAATCTTATCTTCGTAGACAGGCCAATGCGAAGGGCAGATTAGAGGCTATTAATACGCTTCTACAAATCCAAACTGCTGCTTAAAGCGGTATTCTTTTCTTGTTTCTTTTCTTAAACTTAGGAGTTTATTATGTCAGGTTTCTCTTTGTCCAGTCTCAATCCATTCGCAGCTAAGGCGCCAGTACAGCCTCAGGGAGCTACTAACCAGCCGCCAGCTACTCCCCAGGCGGCTACACTTCCCAATGATGCCGGTAACACCCAAACTCCCACTGATCCACTAGCTCCGTTTGCTAAGATGTATGATGTAGGCACTGAGACTAATACGCCTCCTCAGTTTGCTCTGGATGATAAGGCTCTTAGCACCGCTGCTGGTTCATTGAACATTATGCAAGGTGTTGACCCAGCTCTTATGCAGCGAGCAGAACAAGGAGACAGTAAAGCTATTATGCAGTTGATCGAGCACGCAGGACGCCAAGCGTATCAAAACGCCTTGTCTCATAGCTCTGTATTGACTGGTAAGTTTACTGAAGCGAGAGAAGCCTTCAACAACAAAGATTTTAGCGGTAAGGTGAAGAATGAACTTACTGTAAATGCTATGACAGGCATGGCTAATTTCGATCACCCAGTAGTTCGTAAAGAACTAATCAAAGTAGCTCAAGATATACAACGACAGCACCCGGATGCTTCCCCACAGGATGTAGCCAATCGTGCCAAAGAGTATATCACTGAGCTTAGCAGGGCCGTCAACCCTGTATCTCCTTCTCAGCAAAGCAAGGGCAGCCAACAGTCTACTGACTGGGATGCATTCTTCGACTCCAATGAGTAAGACTCTCTCTGTCCCTTTGTTTTCTATCTTTTTAACTTTATAAGGAGTCCATTATGGGCCTCGCTACCGGTGTGTTTAATGCCAACAATGGCAATCCTGCTGAACTGAATCAGCGTTCCTTTGCTGCACAGATTCTGCGCCGCTTCCCCAATGGCTCTGCTCCGATGTTTGCTCTTACATCGCAGTCAGGCCGCTCTAAGGCAAAGTCTTCTACCCATGGTTACTTCTCAAAGACTATGGCTTTTCTCACGGCTACTCTCGGTGCTGGCGTCCTCATTGGTGCTACTACTATTGTGGTGCCTTCTACTGCTGGTATTACTGTCGGCATGGTGTTTTTTAATACCCGCACGCTTGAGAATGTCCGTGTCATTGCTGTTACGAACGCTACGGACTTAGAAGTCACCCGTGCTTTTGGTCGTGTTGCAGCGGCTGCTATGAACGCGGCAGATAAGCTCATCAACGTGGGTACTG